TATTCCGAACCATCAATCTTATAAAGCTTGCTCATTTACCATATCCTTTCAACATAGACTTCTTATCCTTCTTCTCCTTCTTCGCAGCTTCTTTAGCTTTGCGAATACCAGCAGGAGTGTAGGGGAACTTTTTCTTACCAACTTGAGGCATCTAAATCACCATTTAACCTTATTAGCCCAGTATGCCGCAGACATCTTACCTTTGGCAATGTTTTTTCTATGACGCGCTTTGAAGCTACGCCGCTTTGCTTTCATACGCGCCGACTCTCCAGCCTTTGGCTTGCCAGCAGTAGAAGCACCTTGCTCACCAAAACGAATAATCTTTTCCTTCCCCCCTTCGCAAGCCTTCACAACGTGCGACTTCTTTGGGTGGCTAGGAGTGCGTTTCGGTTTATTGCACTTGAGGTTCTTAATACCAGCGCGTGTCTTCTTACTCATCGACTGGCCTCATCTGTCCAGTAAAGTCTGCGCCAAGTGGGTCTTGCTTGACCTGTTCAGGAATGTTCATCTCTTGCAAGGGAGGTGTTACACCTTTGGTGCGGTCACGCTCATAAACACCTTTTTGGGAAAAAATATTTTTTAACTCCCCCTCTAAGCGTTCTCTCCGCCTAGTCGATACCGCGCCAGCCTCCAAGAAGGGATCATCTTCATACTCAATCTCAGGGATGTCACCAGCGTCAGCATCGGACTCAAGCAACTCAATGTCGATAATATCTTCGTAAACTACACGATTACCATCAAGCTTTGCGTTGTTAAAATATTCTGGAAGGGGGAGGGGGAACAAGCCATCTCGTAAGAACTCTGACCCAGCCTGTAGGCGCATGCCTTCAGAGATATAACGCAGCAGTTCATATGGAATGTCGTCCTGCGTAAGCCGCCCATTTTCCATAAGGGCAACATCGGCAGTGTTATAGGCCTTGTTCATCAATTCGCTCATTGGAAGATATTACCTTTTTTAACGAGCCTTGAGAAGGAAAAATGTTTGTATGGGATCACTTGCAACATTACCGTGTCCGGTTTTTCCCCCTACCCCGTCAGCCCAAGTCAATCTCAACCTTAATATCGCCAGCGTGCAGGTGCATATGCTTTTCAGGGGCTTTGAGACCCGCCCGGTCGAGTATATCTCTACTGGCTTCAAGCTGGACATACTCAGACTTGGCATTGACAGCGAGACGGGCTACTTGGTGGGCGGCTAGTGTCGCTTTAACGCCCAACTCTTGTCGCATGCGTTCCATCATATACGACTGGACATGGGGGAGGGCTAAAGCTTTGGAAGCACTCACCCTTCCTGAGTCACCATCAGCATAGCCAGCCACATGAGCGGCATCTTTCACAGTCCCGCCATTTGCTACGAGGTGTTCAACTAACGCCTCTTGCTTGGCTGTCAGACCAGTCTCAGGATTCTTAACTGCGTTACCCATAATGTTCCTATTCATTGACCCGCTAAGCGGAGTTTAAGAGGGTTCGTCAAGTAAAATCAAGATGCAATTTTGCAACACCCTTTGCAAGAATGCAGTCCAATGCGTTGCGTCTGGGTTGCCGCTTTTGCATTATCTACCTACTCCAAGTCTTGCTGCATGACTGCCTCCAACCAACAAAGCCCTACAATGCAACATGGTCGCCTGTCAGTCAAAGGGACAACTTTCTGTCCCCTCCCTATCGGTCGGCTCGGCCTGCGGCCTCACACAAAGGTTGTCTGGGCTGCGCTTCGCTTGCTTTGACTGTCATTCCCCCATGTTGTCTTGTGGTCTTTGTAAGGTCGGGACAGTCCTGACCAAGACATAAGGAGTAGATAGATGTCTAATACAAAAGCTAAAGCAACCCAAACCCAAGTCGCATACTGGACTGATGTAATTCTTGCAAACGTTGATGCACAATCTAATGATTATGCTAAATCACGAAAAGCTTATAACGAATGCAGCTTCGCTGATTATGAATTAGGACGAGCATTAAATGGTATCGCAGATTGCGTATCCGTCCTGTCAGATGACAACGCATCTAGCATCGAGAAGATGCGAGCCGAGCGTCAATCTGAACGACTTCATGTAGCCGCAACCGATTGGTCGGCACAGCTTGAGGCAGCAATGGAGATACACTCGGTGTTCTGCACCAACAAAGACTATCTCTACAAGCCAAAGAACAAACTGGCTTAGTAACCCCTCGGGGCGATGGCTCACGCTGTCGCCCCTTTTTCATGCCTTGACATGGGGATAACCCCGTGTATAAGTATACCTACTGTAGGAGGTAACATGACTATCGGAAAAGATTTGATACGAAATGAATTGCATCGGCAATCGCTGAGTCGTTGGGCTTGGCGTAGGCGTAAGCTGCGCCGAGTGATGAACTCAATTTGCTTTTGGAGGAGATGAAATGACTGAAGATGAATTGCATGAACGCATGGCTGTCATTGAAGACCAGCTAGATGAAATCGAAAAACGAATTGAATCTATCTTGGAAGAAGCTGGCAGTTATTATGACAGCGAAATCGGTGAGACCCGTGTCAACGGATACGACACCGAAGACCTGATTGATGAGTTAGAAAACGAAGCAACAATGCTGAGAGGAGAATTGGTTGCTCTCAACATCGACCCCGCCGGGGTTGAGGGTCGCTGTTGAGGCAACCCCAATCATCGAAAGGAGTAGAATGATGAAGGGTAGTGATTATGCAGATCTGATTCTCAAAACGTTTATCGAATCGCTCGATGAACACGGGACAGACTGGCAAAAGGGGTGGATGACCACTGGTTCAAGTGGCTTCCTCCCAGTGAACGGCGTAACTGGCGCAGAATATAACGGGTCAAATGTATTTATATTGATGGCTCTTGGTGCTGGATGCGGCTTTGAATCAAACCAATGGGCTACATACAGACAGTGGCAATCTGCTGGCAAGCAAGTGGTGAAGGGGCAGAAAGCTACTGGATGGGTTCGCCGCTTTGTCTCTGGAACATATGAGGACAGAGAGGGGGAAGAACAGTTTTATCAAACGATGAAAGTGTCTGCTGTGTTCAACGAAGAACAGCTTGAGGGCTATGAACGCACTGAACCACCAGCGAAACCCAACGAGGTAGAGCAGCAAGCAATCGCTGACAGTTTCATCACCTCCCTCAACGCCGATGTGCGAGAGGGCGGAGACCGAGCGTTCTATGTGCCGAAAGCTGACTACATAAACATGCCGCCGCAATGGAAGTTCAAAGACACTTCCGATGCGACAGCAACACAAAACTATTACAGCACACTGATGCACGAGCATGTGCATTGGACGGGACATTCCTCCCGCCTCGACAGGGATATGAGCGGCTCAAGCTTTAGCCAATCATATGCCTTCGAGGAGTTGGTTGCCGAGTTGGGGTCAGTCTTACTGTCCCTCACACTCAGCCTCACTCGGCAGCCGACACCCGACCATGCCAAGTATATCAACGGCTGGAAGAAAGGGTTACAAGACAGCCCCAAACTATTGCTGAAAGCAATGGCAAAGGCGCAACAGTCTGTTGACTGGATGCAAGAGAAGCAGTCAAGCAAGATGGCTGCTGAATAACTGGGCGTTGTCCACAGCCCCGCCCCCGTCAAGTGAGGCGGGTGCTGTGGTCAATCGCCCGTCAATGTCGAAAGGAGAATGACATGAACTGGAACAGAACTATTGGTGCTTACATTGAGGCACTTGAATCAGGAGACAGGATTGCAGCAGACGCAGCAGCAATAGAGCTAATGCACTTGGCAACCTATCTAAACAAAATCAATCTCAAATACCCTGACAAAATCAAAGAAACACCAGCCGCAGTGGTATATCTCAACGATTGGAAAGACCAATGAACACACTATTTTATCGCCGCCATTACGAGTGGCTTGTAAATAATGTCGGGCCGCTACTTAGCACACCAACTGATGCTGAACGCCTTGCCGATTTGTTTGAGGAAGACAACCCGGCCTTCAAGCGCGGTGTGTTTGTCAGCCGAATGATTGGCAAGTGGGAAGAAACAAATCTATCAGAGGAGGAAATGGAATGTCGAAGCCACGGAGATTTTTAGTATTGGCTGATGTCGAGTGTGCATGGGAGTATGAAATCTATGCCGACAGTCAAGAGGAAGCATTGGAAATGTGGAAGACTGGCAATCACGAACATCATGTAACAAATGAAGTGATGGGAAACGTGAAGGCTACTCACATTGAAGATGATGAACATAACGTAACCCACTTGTCTTAACATGCCCAAAAGAAAGATAGACAAGCAAGGACAGCCAGCAAAGTGTGACGTTTGTGGAGATATTCGACACGAATTTGTCATGCTGCTGGTTAGTCCCGACCCCGTAGAGCATGAGACATGGTGTGACCTCTGCTATACCAAAGCACAAACGGAGAAACAAAATGACAAGCAAGAGTAAAGCAAAGGGAACGTATCACGAGAACTGGTTCGTGAAACTGTTCAAGGAGTGGGGCTTGCCAGTCAAACGCCAGCCCCTATCCGGCGCGCTTGGAGGAGAGTATTCGGGCGACTTGGTTATCAACTTGAATGGCCGGGACTACATAGCCGAGGTGAAATACCGCAAAGAGAAAGGCTTCCCCTCCCCGTTCTCAGTCTTGAAAAATCGAGATGTTGCCCTGTTCAAGCTGGGCAAGGGGGAGGAAGGCTCACCAAAATGGGTGCTGATTGTGCCTGATAGAATTGTAGAAGAACTAATGGAGAAAGAAAATGAACATGACAATAACGATTGAAGCAGACAAGCAAGAGACATACTCGGTCAAGAGTTTAGTCCGAGCGATATGTGAAACCTTTGGCGTTGAGCAAGACCTGTTGCTAGGCAAGCAGCGGGTCGCTTATGTGATGGCTGCTCGGCATGCTCTGTATCATCTGGGCTATCGAAACACAGGACACACAACCACAACGCTGGGTAATTATTTGGATCGTGACCACACAACTATTCTGCACGGCCTAAAGAAATGCCAGTCATTGATGGAGAGAAACAACAGCTACGCCTTCAAGATAGAGCAAGCGCATTTGCTTGCATTGCAATATGAAATCCAACGGCGCGAGGGTTTGGAAAAACTAAAGGCGGAGGTTCAAGAAATGGTTGAACGCTTTCAAATGGAGAAGTTAAATGAACTTTGAGCAAAGAGAAGCACTAATACATGAACACTTTGTAAAGAAGATGGCGGTCATGTATCTGCCACCAAACAATGCAAAGCAAAGCGATGCCGCCAAGAAAATGTATGGCGAAGAGATACGCCGAGCAATCAATACTCGGTTGAGCAGCGACATACCTAATGCCGATGTGTTCAACAACTTGCTTGCAAAGGTGTGGGACAAATGCGTTGCAGCACACGACTTCCGCATTTGGTTCACCCCCTCCCTTGTCGCCAAGCAGGCAGGCAAGGTGAATGGTGACTACGTTGCAATGCAGAGCAAAACTAACGCGACATGGGACAGGTTATCCAAGCCCGTGAAAGAAGGGGAACGCTCCCCCACCTCAAAAGCTGACCCGGCTAGTCAAGGCTGGACAATCGAGAAGTGTGACGCGGCTATCGAGATGACAAAGAAAGAACTGGGCAACAGTCACATGGCAAAGGTGCTGTGCCGCATACCAGAGAAAGCAAAGGAAAGGTTATTAAACAATGAGTAATTTAAAAAGCAAACTGCAAGATTACAGGTCTCAAATAGAATACATACAAGAATTATTAGATAGATTAGGTGAAGACTTAGCCGAAGATGTTCTCCAGATTGATTTAGAATCTGGATATTTTCATAAAAAGACTAGACAAACTGATACGAACTAACCTAATTTGTATTGAAAGGAAGGCAAATGAGTAGAGATAACGAAATCAGAAAAGCATCTATCGGCGGCAGTTGTGCCTTGCGAATCATGGACGGTGATTGGCATGACCTTTGGCTTGAGAAGATGGGCTTGAAGAATGGTGTTGACCTTTCCGATGTTCTGCCTGTTCAGCTTGGCGTTTGGACTGAGGAGTTTAACATCAAATGGTTCTCCAAACATATGCAAGTTGAGTGCTTCAAAGACCCCAATGCAGCCACACATGAGCAACGCTACCACTACAAGTGGAATGGTGTGCCGTGTCGGGCAACGCTTGACGCTGAGTTTATGATGCGCGGTGAGAGGTATGGGTTAGAGTGTAAGCACACAAATGATCGCTCGACAATGCGAAGCCAACTTGAAAGATACATGCCGCAGCTACAGCTTTACTTGGAAATCTCTGGGGTGAAGGCAATGTATTTTGCAAACATCTTTGGCAATGGTCGCTATGAATATGTGAAGGTTGCAAAAGACCAACAGTTCTTGGAGCAAATGTTTGTTCATCTCAAAGAGTTCTGGAATCACGTTGTTCGCGAAGAAGAACCTCCTCAAGCAATGCCACACTTCTCTGTAGGTATAGACCAGATACCCATTGACGATATGGTGGCGCGTGACGCAAGCAGCGACAACTATTTCAGAGTGAGAGCAGCCGAATACATCAGCACAAAAGAGGCAGCAAAAGAGCATGCTGCTGCTGGCAAAGACTTAAAAGCAATGGTCGGGTTAGATGAACGCGAGGTCTATACCGATGAACTTAGTATCAAGCGAGACAAGCGTGGGTCGCTACGCATCAATATCAAGAAGGGAAACTAATATGATTAAACGCTATCATATTTGCTTTGGCAACAGCCATGAAGAACTTGCCGAAAATGTTAATGAATACATTCAATATAACTGGCAACCATTTGGCAACCTACTTGACGACGATCATGGCTGCACTCAAGCTATGGTTTTATATGAAAATGGGGACAAGGCGGAGTAGAAAACGCCCTGCCCCCCGCTGTCGAAAGGAGGTAACAGCATGACCGATTATACAGCATCACCATTGATAAGTGAAGAGGCCGAGCCTCTTATCCACCTAATAGGAAATGAATACCAACTTGGCTGGCGTTCAGTGTGGCTTCACACACCAGACGAAGCGGTGCGAGTTGAATACCGCAATAGCAGACTTGTTCTAACAGTAGTGCGAAAGGAGAAACAGCATGACAGTGAACAACCTAGCCCCCAACGCAGAGAGGGCAGCAAACAAACCGACGAACAATATGGAACTATGGGAGAAGGTGTCCCCATCGGACTCAGCTTATCTGAAAAAAGTTAGCTTTGGATCTCGTTCCTTTACCAGCATTGACCCAATGTATCAGGTTCGGGAGGCAACACGCGCCTTCGGGCCGGTCGGTCAAGGTTGGGGGTGGCACTCCCAAACAGAGATAATCACTATGGCGAATGGTGATGTGGCGTTTCTTGCACACATTACAGTTTGGCATGGCAACGCACACAACAGCTTCGGGCCGTTCACTGGTTGCAGGACTTTCTACAAGAAAGACCGCATCGCAGAAGACGCACCCAAGATGGCTGTAACAGATGGGCTGACTAAGGCATTGTCGCACTTAGGATTTAACGCCGATGTGTTCCTCGGAGAACACGACAACAAGTATGCGGCAGATAGTAAAGGCGTAAAAGGAGAATGGTAATGAGCCAGACTTACGACAACACAGATAGCGGGGCGGTATTCCCCCCTCGTGACAACCACAAGATGATCCTGTCAGGACGAGTAAACAACGATGGCAAAGACAGCCACATGGTTGTCACTATGTCCACACTGCCAGATGGCAAGAAGATTATGGACATCTACGAAAAGGTTGGAACTTTGTTCCCGAATGAGAAGGGTGAAAATCCAAACTCACCAGACTATACTGGGCCGATTGGTAGCAGACGAGTTGCCGCTTGGCGCAAGCAGAAAGACGACATGAGTTTCATGTCCCTCTCACTCAGCGACAAACAACAAGGTGGTAACAATGCAGAAGCACGTAGCAAGCCAGTGGATGACTCAATCCCCTTCTAAGCTACTGACCATCGAAGAGGTGGGGGCGGCACTGTCCGTCCCCCCTCAAGATGTGAAGAAGCTATGCCGCAAGCACAGTGTGGCAGTGGTCAAGGTAGGCCACAAGATTAGAATGACCCCAAAAGACTATGAAGAACTAGTCGGAAAGATGACAACATATTATGGATGAACTAACAGCATGGCAGCAAAGGGCAATCCAAGCAGAGAACAAGCTGCGTGAAATTGCATCCATACCTAACGACTCAGTTGGATGGAAGCAGATGAGGGCAGCAACAGCAATGAAAGCCCTTGAAGAAATGGATGTGCCAGAAAACATTCTTATCTATATCCGACAATCAAATGACCCTCAGTATCCGGCGCAGCTATGTGTCCGAGATAATACAGTTGACCCCTCCTACAATGTATGGGGTATGACCCCTCGCGCCTTATACAATATGGTGCGGATTGGGGTGGGTCTGATGTCACAGGAAAAGTTTTTTAATAATGCACATCACACTAAATGAAGCAGAGAAAAGACTCTGCCTTTTTGTAGCGCGTTCCCGCAACGCTGCTGCTCGTGAGGTCGCTCCAGAAGATGCACTAAGGGCTTCTGCACAAGACCCTATCTTCGTTGACTACGAAGGTGCAATGGGTGAACTGGCTTTCTCCAAACAGCTAGGCGTTTACCCAAAAGAAATCTTCGAGATCTACCACCGCTCCTCCCTCGATGGTGAAGATCCGGGCGACCTCACATTCAATGGCCTAGTCATTGATGTAAAGACAACCGTTCACAAGAATGGCAGATTAGTTTCAATGAGAAAAAACCCTGCCATCAATATGTTCGTGTTGTTGACTGGACAAGATGGGGAGTATGACATTGCTGGCGGCATGTGGTCATCTGACCTTTATCTGCCCTCGCGCTATGGTATGCCACCAAACTTTAGAAAAAAGTGCTACAGCGCAAGGCAAGATGAGTTGCTTGACTCAAGGCAAGTGATGGAATCAATCAGCTTTTAATTATACATTTTACGCCAAAGCCAAGAACTAAGCCGTGCAAGATGTAATGCAAACTGCACTACAAATGCACTGTTCCAAAACCAATGATTATAACGTTTATTATAATGTGTCATTAGTGCAAGTATGACTGCGGGTCTTCGCCGGACATGATGGCAAACAATTCTTCTGATAGTTCCTCTGCCTCTTCCATATCGACAAGCCCAGAAAACTCTAGCACCAACACAGGGAAACCATCATCTCCCTCTACTATAGTCATCTTGAAATCATACTGGTTCATTTAACTAGACCTTGCTGGTAACTGCGACCATTGAACGTTAGGGCTTGTTTGCGGTTCTGTCCATCACTCTTATACGATACATGCACCCAGCCGCTATTGGGTTTGCCGGACTCGTAGAACTCTAAGATAAGTTGATCGTAATCTAAGTTGGCATGAATCCAAGAAGCGACCTTATGGTTATCAACTCCGATGATTTCAAAGTCAACAGCTTCCCCCTTACAATGCTGACTGGTTGGCTTGCTGCCAATCTCTTCGCACAGAAACTCACTGCGATAGCCGCTTGAGATAATCACAGGGGCATTGAACTGGCTGCGCGTAGGCTCAAGGACGTTTTCACACAACGCTCGAAGGGAGGAGATGTGTTCCTCTGTTGGGGTGTTGTCGAGGCCTAGCCGGGTCGCGGTCTGGCTCTTGGTCATCTCCTGCAAGGTAAAGTTGGGGGATAGGGTATTAACCCCCACCTTATTACCCCCTACAGGAGTTGTTACTTTTTTCTGCGCATACTCATCAGCTTGTCTGCACCCTTCACCCCAAACGAACTCGTTACGGCGATGAACAACAGGTATTGATACCACTGCGGGAGTGTATCCAGAACCGCGAACCCCTCCCGCACGTGCTGGGTCAGCGATGGAATAAAAACTAGGATTGCAGGCAGCATCAAAACAACAAGGGCAAACTCATCTTTCCATGAGCCTTTGGTTGCGTCAGCCATGTTGGCTTCCCAATCAATCTTGCCTGTTGCAATCTTCTTTTGAACAGCAGCGTCAGCCTTTGCCTTCTCGACCTTGACCTCTGCTTTGGCTTTGGTTTCTTGAACCTTGCCATCCACCCAGTTCCCGGCAATGCCAGCAACCGCACTAAAGATATTCATCATCTTCGCTTCCTAACCTTATCCAATGCTTTACGTATTTGCGTAGCTTCGGGTTCGTCAAAATCTGTAGCACAAACAGTTGTTCGCTTTTTCTCTACAGCTGTAATACATTTTATCACGCACCTTCTTATTGGCAAGGCCACGAAACAAACCAAGTCTGCATCTTTGCTATTAATAATGTGCTTTGATTTGCTTCCCTTGCTGGTCATAAACTTATAGCGCAACCCACCAGACTGGCTAACGCTGGCAGCTTTTACTTCAACCCGATAGCTTTCATTGTTGTCATCAAAGATTAGTAAGTCAAAGCCTTCATGGTTTACTCGACAGCACTTTAGACCAGTCTCCTCAAAGACAGCTTCGGCTATTAACTCCCCCACGCGACCCAGTTGATGTGCATTACGCACAGTCTGATAGCCCACTTACTTATCCTTTTCCTCTAGCCTGTCTAGTTTATCAAGCCTACGCTGCGTTGACTGGTTAAAGAAAGTAAAAAGTTGAGTGATTTTGGATTCGCTATCTTTCAAGCGTTCATCCATTCTGTCGGTTTTGTTTTCGAGAGAAGATATAGCCCGGCTAAACCACCAGAGCATAGCCATCGCTGCGGTGAGGATAGGCCAGTAAGCAAGAAGTGTCTCGCCAAAGTTCACGGCTAGTCACCTTTGAAAAGCTTCTGAACCGTCTCGGTTTCCCAGATACGAATGATCCACCAGACCAATGCAAACAGGGCGGCGACTTCGGGCAGTGCATCAAAGAACGCGCCGAGCGTTACGCCGCCGCTTGCAAGGTCAACAGTGGATTTCATTTCGTCTGTCATTTCTCTTTACGCAAGTTAAGGGCGAGCTTCTGAATGAAGTCATCAATCTTGGCAAGAATCTCGTTGTCCCGGAGGGAGGGAGTTACGTTAGCAATCACCGATGCGGCTGCTACGATAGCTGTGATGTAAGTGATAATAGTTTCCATTATTCTGCATCCTGTATGGTTAGAGTTCCAGCTTCTACTTGTCGCATAATTTCTGCGTAGTGGCGGTTGCCAGCAGCGAGGGGGACACAAGTGTCCACGCCATCTATTACAGCTTGGATAGAGGTGCTGCCTGTTTCGTCTGCGTTATATTGTGCTGATGTGATATTCATTTCATCCATAACCTATAACTCCGCATCTAAATAAATGTATGCGTTTGCATCGTTCTTTTTTCTGATATTAACGCTATAACCACCTGACCGAGCATCTGTAGTGGAAAAACTTAAATCTCCTCTTAACTCACTGACTCTGTCAAGAGTTAAAGAACCTAAGGTTTGGCTAATGGGCGAGGCTTGAAAACTGCCACTTGATGTCACAGAGGGCAAAGTTCTCATTGCTTGAGTAAAATGCAAAACCGCTCTTACTACAGTCGAAGACTCATAACCACCAGATGCAATCATTGCATAAGCATCAGTTGAACCTAAAGTCACATCTTGGAAATACCGCTGACACAATGCCAACTCTTCACCAAAGCTGCGATGCTCAAACTCGGTAGCGACTGAGCCTATTTCGAGTTGAACGCCTGTAATATAAAACTCATTGCTCGTGCTATCAAAAAGATTAACCTGACCAGTTACAGACCTAAAAAGATTATCGGTTGTCCAGTCACGATTACCTGAAATAATATCATCTGGGCCAGTAGAAAGATGCCAAATAATCCTCAAACCAGCTTCGTTGTCATCATCAAAAGCTGCTCCCGTTGTATCAGGATTTATTATAATTGTTTTCTTTTCCCAAGTGTTAGCAGAGTTAATTGTATAAGAACTAACAAAATTTCTGTCTTTCGTATAATGGTCTAATTGAAATCCATATGTTCCCGTTTTATTAGACTTTACCCAAAAAGATGCAGTTATATACTCACCAGAAGAAGACCCATAGTTTAAATGTGTGGTATTTTGACTTTCAATAAACTGTTCTAAGGTTGCATTTACACCCGCTGCTGGTGTCGCTGTCGCTTGAACATCTATTTTAAGTGAATTTGCAAATCCAGTAGGTGCATCTGAGCTTTGGCTTACGTCAACATCAAAGTTATAAGCAGACCCTCTGCCAATCTTAAATCTATCTAATGTATAGCCTGTTGTGTTTGTAATGGATATTGGCCCGCCACGCTGCGCCACGTTCATCGCACCATTGATAATCAGGTTGCGCCGCCCAGAGG